CACTTCATTCCTGAAGCTTTCAGTTGCCGCAGCACCCTGCCGTGCCTCCTTAGCAACCTCAATCTGCAACATAGGCATAGCCGAGATAGCGCACATCCACTCGTCGATTTCATGACCTGTCTGTGGGTTTGTCCCGCGCAACTGCGTAAACCAAGCGCACTGAAGCTGAACGCACTCCTTTTTGATCAGCGGGCAGAATGATCCGTTCTTGAGCTGCATTGTCAGTCCTTGGTTGCAATGATGACATCGACGTACTGGACAGCAAGATTGATTGCAGTCCCGGTAAAAGTATGGGTATGCGAATTTCCGCCGCCAACGCTTTCAACAAGCTGCCCCAAATAACAACTGTTTACATAACTAGCTGAAGACCCACCCGTGCCACCTTGAGCACCATCAGCATTTGGTAAAATTGCGTTGTTCCCCCCGCCGACGTACATCCCGTGTGTGTGTGATGGCATTTGGGCAGTTGTTAGTGCGGTATTTCCAACAGTGCCTGCCACAGACTGAGATGTAAAAGCGGAAGTGAAGGCAACAGATCCGCCGCTACTGGCGCTCCCCGACACTACGCGCAACGCCTTGTTGTCATGCGTGGTGGATTTGGTCCAACCAGTCGGAGCCGTAGTTTGAGCAAATAGCATTACCGTTCCAGACGGGAAACCAACCCCAGTTACTGTTCCAGTAATAGTAAGATTGACTGCTGTAAGATTGGTGAAAGTGCCTAGCCCAGATGTTGATTGTCCTATAGGAGTCCCATTGATTGTTCCGCCTGTAACAACTGGGTTAGTCAGTGTCTTGTTCGTCAGGGTATCGGCAGTGGCTCGGCCAACCAGCGTGTCCGTTGACGTTGGAAGCGTCAGGGTTCCAGTGTTGACAATAGTCGCGATGACAGGAGCCGTCAGGGTCTTGTTTGTCAGGGTGTCCGTAGTAGCCCGCCCAACAAGCGTATCCGTGCTAGTTGGGAGCGTCAGGGTTCCGGTGTTGACAATGGTTGCAATGACAGGAGCCGTCAGCGTCTTGTTGGTAAGCGTCTGCGTACCAGTCAGGGTTGCATAGCTGGCAAACCCAGAACCAGAGACTGTCCCGGCAACACTCAACGTCCCAGCAATACTCAGCGTCTTTCCAGCGCCAACATTCAACCCAACAGACGTTCCGGTGCCAGCCGCCGCAAACAAGGCATCTAGCGTATCAAGATCTGTGTTGAGCTTGGTTCCCCAGGTGTCGCGAGACGCGCCAACCTCTGGCTTGGTCATGTTTAGATTGGCTGTATATGAATCGGCCATTGGTTAGCTCCTACGCAGCCCGCTGCCATGTGTTGTTTGGTGGTTGTACTACATTCCAACTATTTGCAGGCGGGGTTATATCATCCCAATCGCTAACCGGCACAGGCAGAGGATGCCAGCCAATGTCTTTTCCTTCCGCCAATACTACACAAGTTCCAGCCGCTGATCCAGCACATGCTGCTGTGGATGCCCCAATAGCTTGTGCTGTTGATGTACCAGCCGCAGTACCATAGGACGGTGCAACAGATGCTCCAGTTGCTGCCGCTGTTGATGTTCCTGTTGCTAATCCAGCAGATGCCGCTGTGGATGCCCCAATTGCTAATGCTGTCGATGTGCCAGCCGCAGCACCAACCACAAGACGGATAGCTTGGCTAATTGAAGCTGCTGTTGATGTTCCTATTGCTGTTCCAATGGCTTCGTTAGCCACCGATCCAGAGATCGGAACGGCAGAAATTGGTTGTGCTGCAATGCCAAAATCAGCCATTTAGATCACCCAACTGGACTATGCCGATTGTACCATCTCTGAAGATTTGGCGCTAACCTCTGCCACCCTGCGGCTCCAGCCTTTCCCAAACGTCTCAAATGTTGGCAGTCGTTTGAGGAAGTCTAGACGCATGTCGCAGAGTGCATCCGCCATTTCCTTGGGATTGCAAGCCTTGATTGCGTCCAGTGACCTTGGACCAATGACGCCATCTGCTGTCACCCCAGCAATCTGCTGAAGGTATTTTGATGACCGACCAACGCCTGAGTTAACCGCCAAGTCGTAGGCCGCATAATCCACCCCAGAAGGCAGGTCGTCGCCCCTGATCTTGTCCCAGTACATTGCCCTGTAAAACGGCTTGACGATGCTTGGAGTCAGTTTCCGCATCTCCTCTTCGGATGATTTGCGGTTCCAATAGGATTCCCATGCACGCTGGGTAACGCCAAGATTGGTGCGCCCGCCAGGATCACGCGGATCGTTAACGTAGCCACCTTCGTGCTGAAGCACCATCTCAAAGCAGTCATCCCAGTTCTCTCTCATTTGTCACCTTTTGAAGTCATGGCGTCAGTCTTGGCTTTCGATCCAGCAGACGAGCCGTAATAGAAGTTGACCACGCCAGTCCATGCTGTTCCCAAAGCGCCAAGCATCATCAGGAGCGCCTCTGTTCCTGTCTGCGGCATCCCATTCACTAGCATCCAGACAAGGATACCAAAGAATCCAACCGTAATAACAACCGCCAGAAGCTTTGGCACCCAATCACGGGTTTCTTTCTGCATCTGCCTGGCGCTGTCACGATCCCCGGCAGAGATCCGCTCAAGGTCAATGTCCAACTCCTTCATATGGACCTTGAAATCAGAATCAATCTTCTTCAGTGCAGCAAGTTGGTCAGGCGAGGCATTAGCCATTGCAGCCGATATGTCCTCCTGGGAACCGTTTTCATGTCCAAGCAGGACTGAAGATAGAGTTTTGACGGCAATGCCTGCCAGTGGTCCACCCAGCGCCGTGGCGATGGTAGGCGCTATTTGACCAAGTAGCGGGCCGAATTGCTTGAGTAAGTCCATTTTCAGGCTCCTATCGGTTAACAAGTCCAATAGTGACGAGGATCAGGCAGGCGATGACTAAGATCACAACAAGGAAGACAGCTCCCCAAAGTGCAATGGAATTCATAAACTCTTCAGAAGCTTTTTGCGCCTCAAGAGCCGCCGCCTTCTGATCCTTCTTTATCTGCGTTGTAGCGGATAGAACTTGATCCCACGCTGCCAGGCCAAACTCGCCAATGAAGTGGTTTTTCAACTGTTCCATCATTGAGTCAGCTTCGGCTTTTGCAGCATAGGCTTCCATTGCAATCTGTTGCGCGGATTTACCCGCCATCAGACTGCCTTTGGGATCTGCGGCAACACGGGTAATTGCAGCAACGCTGTCAAACAGCGAACCCATATCCTTTGCCATGCCCTGCAACTCTTTACCTACGGCAATGCCAGCTTTGAGAGCTTCAAAGCTAACCTTGGCTGCGGCTAGGAGTGTGAGTGGGTCCATTATAGCCCTCTTTTAGGGAGACAGATCCGCATCCCGTTTGAGAAGTCCCAACTGTTAGAAGCAGTGCCTCCAACAGAACAAGATGCTGAAGTCTGCTTTACAGATCCTTCCCAGATAACCTGATCCCTAGAAATGTCCCTATACCACCCATCATTCTTATTCCAGACAAACCCAGGAATGATGTGACGACCAATGTTGCCTGTCACATCCCAGAAAGTGTCCCTAGCACCAATGATTATTTCTGTTGTTGATCCAAATTTTGTGACGCTGCATGAGGAAGACCGTGACCAGACGCGACCGGTCCAGTCGGAAGACGCAACCTCGCAGCTATCCGCAAGGGATGGGGACGAGAGCATGAGGATGACAATAGATAATGGATATTTCATCACCGCCCCTCAATGTTGAAGGTCAGGTTTTTGTGGTCTGGATATGCGATCACAACATTGCCTTCGGGACACTTGTACATTATGCGGGCAATCAGCTTTGCCCCGCCAAGTGCAACACCTTCAGGCTTCTCGACCGTCATTGTGTAGCCGAACTTGTCCACTGTTGGGCTGGCGGGACCGCTGAACTTGGCGACTGACGGAAGCGCCTTGTGAACCATGTAGTCCGAGTCGCGCACCTCAAGGCTGAAATCCTCAACCGTGCAGTCGTCGCGGATCTTCTGACGGGCCACAACAACTTTGAACTGGCCGGATGCGGGTCCGCTGGTGATGCTGAAGTGTTCCGCATCCCATTTTAGGATGTCCTTTGGTGGCAATTTGATCCTATCATACAACGAGTATCCGCCGCCCAACATCGCCATAACGGCTGTCACAACGGCGACAGGCTTGGTGATGGAGTCGGTGTCGATCACTTGTCAGCCTTTCCATCCAGCTTGTCATAGATGCGCTTGAACATGTCCTCAATGTGGTCCATGCGCTTGTCCATGTCGTCTTTGCGGACATAGTTGATTGGAAGATCCACCTCAATTTGATGAATGTTGGCCTTCAACGCCTGAACGGCCTCCCATAGCTGGCGGGCGAACCAGCCAGCTATGGCAAGAGTGGTGCTAAGTGCCATGTTGATGGTTGACTGGTCCATAGCGCCACTTGTTCCTTATTCAGCCTGAGTGGATTCTTCAACGGCCTTAGAGGCTAACTGGCTCTCTGCCTGCGTCTTGATGACCCCAACAATTTCGGCAACTTCGGCAAACGGGCGCTGCCCAAGTGCATTCATGACAACGTTCCATTGGGCAACCGTCATGTTTATATTTATGTTCTGATTTTCCACGTTAATCCCTTTTAGATTAGGCTTCTCAAGATATCCACGGCAACGGAGGCGTCACAGTAGGAGGATTTACCTGATTGGCGATGTTGGTGGCAAGCCCAGCCTCTATGCTGGCGACCTGCTCCGCGCCCATAGACCCCTGCACCCACCCAACAACCTGATCCTGCGTCAGATCAGCGAAGGGGGTGTAGGGCGAGCCAGCCTCGTAGGTGACGCCCGCAGTGCCGTAGGCGGTGGCGTTGTAGGTGCCGTCAACGGCATTAACTCGCCATGCGACGTTGAACACAACGTCAGTCTGGCCTTCGGAGGTGGGGTAGCAGGACATCTGCTCGATGACCCAAGTGGTAGTGATGCTCATTGTACGGTCTCCCTTAGATTGAAGTTATGGTCTGCCACGCAGACCCACTGTACACACACAGC